GCCACCACTGGCGCCACCACCACCGAAGTTTCCAGAGTTCAGCACATCCCAGATTGAATTGCAGCATTCCTCGAACTCACTACGTAGAAGAAGCCTGGTCGGAGGAATCACACTCTGGATGCTGACGGTGCAGACCTCAGTACCATTTTCGGAGACGTTGGTGTCAGGTACCCAGTTGGCGTATCCAGTTGGCTGACCTTGTGTAAGAGTCTCGGTTACATACTGGTCTTTGTTCTGATAGACGGAGCCGACGAATACTAGTGTATCGTTGGCATCTTCTACAGGAAAAGAAAGCCTATTACGTCCAACAGTAGTGTTCAGGCTAGATATGTAGGTACCAAAGTCAGTCCGTACACCTGGTTCTTCAACTGAAGTGAAGTACTGGAATTCGCAGTCTGTCCCTGCCATGCCTGCGGGCATGTTGTACAGAGTCAACACGCCAGTTGTGTGGTTCAGGTCATAGTTTATGCGATGTTGGTACACGCCTCCAATGAACAGCATGTAGCTGGATGGCAATGCACTAAGACTTAGTGGTAGTGTATAAGTAGTAGAAGCACTAAGTGCAAACCTGTGAATTATGCCCTTTATTAAACTACCTGGACCTGGGACTTCTTTGAACGCGATTATGTCAACGTCCAGACCTGCCGGCAAAACTTCGTTGAGTCGTATCACTGACCTGTCAGTAAACTGAGTAAACATGTACTGATTCGGGTACTGGTATGAACCACTCACGAATACGAATAGGTAGGACTCATTGTTTACGCGTTCCGTGGTGAAAGAAGTTAATGCTGAGTCTGTAACGCCTTGATAGCTGTAGGCAACTATGCTGTTAGAGGCTGCGTTTACACCTGCAGGGTCAGCCCACCGTGGTCCACTGTCGCGCCCAGTGGTTGACACTACGGTTGGTTCAACTATTTCAGAGTAGTAAACGAAGGTCTCGACAGTTCCGGCTCCCAGAGGAGAGCTGAACACAATGTACCTGTTGTCCTGTATTGAGTACTCACTCTTGGGTACGTAGGCGGAGTTTACATAGACAAGCGTATCCTTTTTCGCAGCTATAGTAGCCTGTGTGTCTACGCTGTGCTGACCGACAACTGTCGTGGATCTCCACCGTTTGAGCTTGGGCATTACGCCAGTATCGGAGTAATTAACTACGCACAACACCTCCAACTTACCAAGTACGGGAGAGCTGAACTCCAAGTTCGCACCGACGATGCTGAAGTTTGTCACCAATACGGAATCAAGGTACGCAATTATGCCTGAAGTAGAGCTAGGTATTACGGGTAGAGGGAACGAGGTTGTACCTACTGCGTCGTACTCTGATTCATACCAATACAGAGAGGCCCCATCTGAGTAGTCATAACCAAAGATCAATACGTCAATCTTATCTAAGGTGGTATTGACGGAGCTGAACTGAATACGATCTGGCTTACCAGCTGAGTTGTATAGTAGCGCGTAGTTGTTCATTCCAACCAATGCGCCATTCTTATGAATGGTAGCCAGCCCTGCTGAGGTATCCACACTCAGGCTAGACACAATGGATGCAGGAATGGTTACCGTGTTAGTTCCATTACCAACTAGGCTAAAGGAGAAAGGGTTTAAGGCACCTGAGGCAGACTCCACTACCTGTTCACACCAGTTGCTGAGTCCCTTCTGCAACATGAAGTAGTCAGGAATCTCTGGGCTTCTTGTAGGAAGCAGGTTCTTGTAAGACCTCCAGATCGAGAGGTTGCTCTGGGCAGTAAGTGCAGAGAACGGCTTCTCCAAGACTTCAAAGGCAGAGGTCTTGTTGTACTTAACCTTACGGGATTCACCTGCACCAGGTCCAGATATAATCTGGACAATAACAACCTCATTGTCGTTAAGCCAGAAGCCGGCGGAGCTTTCAATGTCCAAGTTGAAATCACTGGTGCTGCTAACAGACTCAGGGACCCCTGTGTACATGCGGGTGTATCCAACGAACGCCCAGTTAAGGCTTCCGCTACCGAACTTTACGGCCAATGACCCGGAAGGCTTTCCATGGTAGTCAGTAAGTTCATCAAGCACACTCACTACATTCTTCAGAGAGTCCGTAGGAGGAAGCAAGGTCCGTACATGAGGAGTTGCAGCAACTGAGCAATTGAGACTGTCCGTTACTTGAATAACGTCGCCCAGGCGCGCGGCACTGACGATAACGTAGATGTCAAAGCCGAATTCTGAAGTCTTCTCGAAACGAGTAGACAGCTTACCATGGGCAAACAACTCACCGCTTTCTAGGTACAGACCAAGCTCGCCGATGAACACTGAGCCCGTTAGAGGGAAGCTCTTAGGCAAACTAAGCGTAAGTTTCACGCTGTTTGAGCCGAGTGCTTCTATCTCGTTGACGTCACCTTCATACAAAACTGCGCCAACTAAGGAGTCGTCAGCAACCTCAGGTGTAAAGTTTTCCTCCGGAGTGACTTTGAACTTGTTCAGGTTTATTAGAAACCCGCCCACGTCCGCATTTCGTATCGCAGATAAGCCTTGGTCAGTTACTACTATAGCCATGTTAGCACCTTTGTTATTCCAAAATAGTGTGTGTACGTCCACCGATGATCTTCGCGGCCATACCGAAGGCAGAACCACCAGGCCAATCATCTATGACAACGGCAAATCTGAGTTTCTCGATTACAAGTGGTATCGGAGAGTACGCGTAAAATAGTTCGATTGCCCTTTGCAGCAACGTCTCACCTGGGTTCAGCAGCAAGGAGGACAAGTTCAACAGAGCTATGGTGAGCTCTATGTGCGTAGTCTTAAACCACTCGCCGCCGTCTGTAATAAGGGTCCCACCCAGCGTAGTTGTGAAATTGACGTAGTCCTTAGTGTACAGATAGCCTACCTTGACGGAGGAGTTTAGCAGCACGTCAATGAAGTTCACGAAGTATTCTGTACTATTCTGATCCGGATACAGTGGAAGCTGAGATACCAGTCGTGTCAGGCTATCCGAATTTAGGTTGAGTACGTCCTGCGTCGCATTGAAACCCAACATGCGGGCCGTTGACTTCAGCAACTCTTGATCTGAATCCTGACGAATGAATCTTATACGTTCCAACTCGAAGATCAGCTGGTCAACGTTGAGACTCATTACCTCGTTGAAAGCCTCAGCTAGGTCAGACCATAATTGGTTGTTACCAAGTATTTCTACCAACAGTTCATTTGAGCTTACAACGGGAGAAGGAATATTGTCTCCGGCCATCAGATAGAATTCCTTTCAGTGTAATTGGTACTAACTTGCAGCGTACCCAGGCTGAAGTACGTGTAGTCATCAGTAGCAACCTGGTCTGCTAGAGGTGTGACCATGTCAACGTAATCAACACCTGCTATTTTACAGACTTGAGTTATGTCTGATATAGCTAAACGCCTGCCTAAAGTGGTTGTAGACTTCTCAAATAGCGCTGTTATTGCAGAAGTTACAGTTGGAATTATATCTGCTGAGACGGCACTGGGGGACAGAGCTAGTGTCACATGAATGTTTACCACCACCTTTGTGGGGTTATACGTTTGGATGTGTACGGCCGCATGCTTCTTGTCACTGAACCACGAAAGGAAGTCGTCCCATTCAACTGTGGTGTAGACGTCCGTCTCTTTAGGCAACACACAGATGCGCACTACGTTCATCCAGCGTAGATCACCTGGTGCAATATCTCGTTGAGACTTGATCGTAACAGAAGCAACGCTGGGGTAATCAGTGGCGATGGCTTTGTAGTCAGATGGATTCACCGCACGCTTACGTGCCCGGTAGATGTACGGTGCGAGAGCTGAGTAGTACGAGGCAGATTTCTGATCTGCACCACCAGCTACAGTGCTTGTAGTGAAGCCTTTGATGGTTGGATCCGTTGGATATTCGATCTTTAGTCCCGCCTGACCATTGTTACCTTCGCTTCCTTTGGTTACCGCATAGTCAATTTCCAAGGTGTAACCAATAGTCGGAAGCTTACCGTGATTGCCGTCACCAAAGGCTAAGGCTGTGTCGCCGTCACCAGTAGTGCTATCGTAGTAAACTTTGTCAAATGGTCCGGCTATCCAGATACCATCGGTGGTCTGATTCCAAAGCTCACGTTCTCCAGTTGAGGTGTTTACTAAGTAAACATCTACGTCAGCATCGGAGACACCGAAGCCCAGCTCATTCAAATAGATCTTGTTAAAGGTAGAGGCGCTAGCACTTATTGACTGCGTCCGCATAGTGCCTTCGTACAAGACTGAAGGATTAGACTCAGTAGCACCACTGTTGAACGTAATGCTTTCACGGTTAAAGAACAGCTCACCATCTACTGTGAACACACTGAACCTGGGCATGGTAAGTATGCCTACGTTTGACTCACGGGTAAGTATGACTCCGGTACTTGCAGGAGACTTTCGAGTAATGCGTACACCCAGCATGTCTGCAATGGCGTAAATAGAACTGTCCCGTACTGCAGTCTCTAGGAAGTCTTCACGAGCCGCTGATTCAATCGCAAATTGATTGAAGGCACCTACGGCCCCCATCATTTCGATAAGGGTTTCACCTGTTGAAGACGTCAACAGGTCTGACCAAGTTCCTTTTGCAGCCAGGTACAGCTGAAGCTGCAGGACTAGAGATTCAAAATCCGGCTTCGCTAGTGATAACGTAAGAGGTGAAGACATTGAGGACCCTATTTTGAAGTAGACAAATTGAACGCCAGAGACACTGACTTGTTGTTCAACTTTGGTATTATGAAGCTTATCTCTACGTAGTAAAGCTGCTTGTCGAAGTCTGGTACGACCTTGGAACTTTTAACCGTCACCCGTGGCTCCCACTCTTCTATCGACCGTATGATCTCAGTCTTTATCCGTTCACCTGTGAAGTCATCCATAGGGTCGAAGAGCAGATCCTGCAGGTAGGAACCGAAGTGACGGCGAAAAGGCCTTGTGTTTTTTCTAGTGCCTAGTATGGTCAGTATGGATTTCTGGATTGCAGATTCATTCTTCACCAATTCATAAGGGCTGTTTTGCCCTATGTCTGGATTGACGTCTGAAAACAGGATCGGTTCAGTGTAGCTCATGAGTTAGTCATTTACAAAGACGTTGTTTGACCCAGTCGCCATAGTAGAACCACAGGCAACAGCATCACCTATTCGGCACTTCGGCAAGTCGTTAACGAACACATTGGGTGAGCCTTCAGCAGCTACGCTATCGTGGCACGGAGACGGAGGAGGGCAGCAGTGAGTAACCCAGTGGTCAGTAAGACGATGGGACGGCAAGTCATTTACAAAGACGTTAGGGCTGCCCTCGTCATTAGGACGAGAAGGGAAACAGCCATGACCGGTGCACACATCACCTAAACGAACTGCTGCTGGCACAATAAACTCCTCAAATTACATGCCTAAAATTACGTTCGTGCCTGGTTACCAGAATTGCAGTATGTCCCACAAGTTATTAGGAAGCCCACCACGGTTAATTCCTGGCCACACATAAGGAGCTTCTTGCGTTGGTTCTGTGGGTGCTGCAGGCGCTCCGGAATTGGGATTCTCGTAGATGTTCGAGGCAACCATGGTGTAATTCCCACTAACGTAGTACCCTGAGGTGCCTCTAATGAAGCTCTGTTCAGATCCACCAGTCAACTCTTGACGATCACCCGTAACTATGTCTATTGATGCTTGCCCCGTTCTACTCACTCTGTTCTGGTTAACTATCTGCTCCATGCTACCAGCAACACGGGTAGTGAAATCCCCCATTACGGTAAGGTCTAGATTACCTTCAATGAGTGCATGAAGGTCCCCAGTGTTGCGAAGGAAAATTTCGTTCGTGGAGGTGTCGATAACAACTACGAGTCCGTTCTTGAAACGTACCACAGCTCTGTTAGGGTAGTTTGTATCAGCCTCTTCGAGCTTTGTCTTTGTGTCTACAGTGTAGCCTTGGTATATAGGATGGAAAGGAGAGCCGTTTTGAAAATGAAGCAACACTTTGCTGCCGACCTTAGGTATGCACAATATACCTGATTCGGCGGTTGCTCCATCCACATGACCGAAGGTTGGTATTGCCCATGGTAGGTTGTCGTCGTCAATGCCGTCAAAGATCTGCGATACCCGCGCACGTATCTTGCCTAACTTCTCAGGGTCGTTGTTATCCACAACTACAGCTTGGTACAGCTGAGAAGCTGACAGTCCAGGGTTTTGGTCACCGAATAGTGTAGACATATCAAATATAGTTTAGTGCTTGCTGTGCTTGGTAGTTGGAAATGTCCTTTTCCAAGGCAACAGCCGTTTCTTCTACGTCAGTAGGATTGGCCTTTGCGGATACCCTGTAAAAGTTCATGTCAAGTTCGTCTGCCCAAGGTGACGACCGGTCTTCGCTCTTCTTTGTAATGGCCTTAAGGAACTCAGACTTCACGTCACTAGGACTTTTCACCTTTGCCTCATACGTGCTAGGCTGGGCCAAAGACCCATCCACGAAGCTGTAGATAGACTCGGAGGCTTTCTTCGCGGGTGCAATGGTTGGTACACTCTTTCCTGTCAACAGGCTAACGCTTCCGTTCCACATGTCGGCCAGACCTTTGTTTATGTCGGTAGAGTTCTTGTTAAGCTCTTCAACCCTACCGTTGAACGCATCGAGTGCCTGAGTACCACCTGGTTCGTTACGAAGTGCATAAATAGACGTTGAGGAATTAACAACTTCAGAGCCTGAGTTGAAGATTGCGCTCAGCTTCTTGTTAAGTCCTATTGCACCAGTAATGGCTGCTTGGTTCTCGGCTAGTCCACCTGGCTTAGTAAGTGCCGCAACCCTAACGGCCTCATTGAACGACTTGTTGTTTAGTTGAGCATCGGCGTATTCTATTGCAGCTACACCTGACTGCATGTATTCACTGCCGAATCCACCCACTGTCTTGTTGTAAGCCAGAAGAGACCCTGTAGCACCACCTAAAGTCTGAATTGCTCCAGCTGGGCTAGCTACTATGCCTTCGATTCCACCCTTAACGAGTTTCGCAACGGCTAATGCTGACCTCAGAATGTTGACTGAAGCCTTCGCTACTTTCAACGAACTTACTTTTGCAGCGGCCGATTTAGTGTCAACATCCTTTGCGGCTGCTTGTATGTCTGTAGCTTTACCCAGCTGAGTAGCAACAGTACCAGGCTTACCAGGCTGAGTCATAACAGTTGGGTCTATCTGGGATTCAGGCATAGCAGACGCTGCTGCCTTATCGGGTGTGATGGCGCATTTCAAAGAAGATTCTCCTTTCTCAGTAAGAGACATGCGTACAAGTTCAAGTCGTTCAGCATAATAGATGCCTTGCTTGACTCGTATGGTCTTACCAACCACTATGTAGATGTCTGATACACTTGCAGTTTCTTTAGGGTCTGAGAAACTCTGACGGTACAGAACTGGATCAAGCAACTGAACCGTAGTAGGTGAGCTTACTAGCACACTAACACGTTCGCTAAACAGTGCTAGCTGCTTTACGTTCTGGTAGAAGGCTCGTTCGTACTTCTCATTAACATTGCCGCAGTCTAGAAGGCTATGGTCAAAACGAGCCTTACCTATGGTCTTTGATACTTGATCGTTTACCGCAAGGTACTTACCACTGGTGTTTACGTCTACTGATTCCTCAAAGGATTCATCACCATGACGAGAATGAACCACTCTTGTAGAGCCGTAGTTCTGCCAACTGTTCATTAGACCAGCGTCAGAGTGAGCTTCAGCCTTGTCAACCAGGTAGACAGACAGTTTTTTGTCTTCTTCAGCCTGAGGAGCGGCATGAACAAACAAGTATTCGATTCGTTCCAGAGGAGACTCTATTACGTCCATGAGGTTGCGGTAACGCAATTCACCTAAGGACGTAACTGCAGCACACATGGCGCTATAGTTGTCCATGTACCCGTGACGGGCTACGTTCTGCTGGGAAAAGGAAGCTCTGCTTCTGTTTATGTTCCACCAGTTTTGACTGTCGTTCATGGAACGACCGTTGTACTTTTCTGGTCCACAATAGTACAGCTTGCACTTATCCGCTACTGACTGCAGAACTTTGGAGCTAGTACCTAGGTAGTGCTCATTAGAATTTTTTGATATGAAGTCAGGTGCATCATATATGCAATGGACGTGCATGACTGGACCGAATGAGGCCATGTCCTGCTTAACACCGAACAAACGGTACTGACGACTTACGGTACTTAGCTCGCTGGGTGAACGACCAACTGTAACGAGAACTTCGTTACCCTCTGTAAGGGCTAACTCTTTTTGAAGCTTGCCTGTGTAGTCGTTAAGCAGTATAGTTGCGGCAGGAAATAGAGAGGCTATACTCTCACTTAGGGTCAACGTGTTGAACAAGTTGGGTGCATTGTCGATAGACTTTTGGTCTATCTTAATGTCAATGAAGATGCGTCCTGCTACGATAAGCATATCAGATGGTTATAACACGTTGGATTCGGTCAGGACGAATAGTGTTCTGGCTGTTCACTGCAACTAGTGCCGCGTAGTCCGGAATCTTGAGCATCACACCTTCGACGATGTTCTTGTAGTGGCCAATACCATTGTAGGCCATGAGCATCCACCACAGTTCGTCAGTGCCGTATTCCCGTAGTGAGATCAAGTCAGGCGCGCCTCGTTCATCTTGCGTTACAGGATGAACTGAGTACTTACTGAGGGTCTTCAAGTGCGGTACAATTTTGTCGAGCAGAGGGTCGATTCCATGCTCGTCGGGTGTAACGCTAAAGACACGGTAGAATTTTGAGCTGAAGTTTGGGGTCATGATTACACCGTGAACATTCGGTCAATGTCGGTCGTTGTGAAACTTGTGTAGAAGCTTGACACACCTATGCTTATGGTCATTGACTGCGGTATGCCATCTTTGTCGAACAGGCAGGCAATATCAGAGGACACAGAGTCTATAATAACGTTCTCCAACTTGAGGTAGCGGCCCAAGTACATTGTGATTATCCTGGATGTAGGGCCGTCGATTATTTGCTCTCTGATATTCGGTCCAGGAGGTAACAATATCCCTCCCGGTCCTTCAGATGGTGCAGTCAACTTCAATAGTGCTATGTGCTTTTCACGAACATCAGTCTGTGAATTTGTTAATGCCCTGAACACAAGCTCAATATTGAATTTCATCGAACTAGACGATTCCCACACCTGGAATGACTGTGCTCTGGTAGCTTTGCCCACACCAGAACCACTAAGGCCAGCGTTTATAGTAGCAGCACTTACGGCTCCACCTGTAGCTGCCGAGGCTATGTCACCAGCACTAGTTCTAGCTATGGGTGCATCCCACTGGGACGAGAACTCCATGTTGAAACGTTCGGGCAAGTTGGCGATAATAGGGAATATCTTCTTTCCAGAGCTACCTACAGTCTCGTCTCCTCGTACATCCAGGCTCACCTGGTAGTGTGGAACTACACCAGTCAAGGTTTTACTAGAAGGAGTAGGCTGCGAAGCTGTCCCAACGTTCAGAAATAGTGGACTAGCCATTACACACGTCCCATCATTATTGAAGCTAAAGCAAGATCAGGGAAGAACGGTGGTATCTCGTCCAACCCAGGTACGCTAGTTGGTTGACTTGATTTAACGACAGTTGTTGCACCAGCGCGTTTCTCTGGTGCAGGCTCAGTCTGATTAATTACCTTCACAGGTGTTAGCTCTGCGGGAGTAGACTTAGACACTTTCTGAACTGGTGCAACGGAAGCAGTTGCAACTCTAGCCGGAGCGACTGTCGATCCCATTGGAGTGCGCGTAGACACAATAGGACTAGATGCAGGCTCTGAGGTAGCAGTAGTAGCTTTAGGTGAGATCACACTACCTTTTTGCTCACCCCTAGCAGTATCGGGTGTAAGTGCCACCGTAACTTTACCAGTAGTTGTGTCCCTCTTGGAAACACCTAACGTGGAAGGTGTTGCAGTGGAAGGTGTACGCTCGTTGTACGCACTAGCGTAGGTGGTTGTGTCAACTACGTTTGCAGCAGAAGCAACTTTCTTCTTGTTAAGGTCAAGGTACTGCTGCGGTGTCATGTTGCCGAAGTTAAGACGCATGTTCTCGGCAGTCTTAGCACTAAGCTGACCCTTGCCTGAAGCAGCATTGATTATCTCAGCTGCTCCACCTACACCTTGTTGATGGGCAAGATACAAGTTCTCAGTAGTGGCTTCGATGCCCCGTTTCTTCAAGGCATCGGCGTTGTCCTTCATTAAGCGTGCTGCGGCTTCAGTGTTCTCTTTAGGATCGAACCTATTCTTTATGCCGTACTGGCGTGCGGTACCTCCAGTGAACTGATACAGTCCAGCTGCACCTGTTGCAGACACAGCGTTGGCGTTACCAGCGGACTCGATCTGAGCCATTGTCAACATTGAACGTGGGTCAACTCCGCTGTTGCGGGCAACCTCAGTTATCATGTTCTTTGTGTCTGACGTAAGGCCTTTACCGCCTCTGAATTTTTCACCTTTGTCAGACAACGACTGTATGGACGCAGTCTCTTCAGCATTGTACCTGCCTCGGGCAAGACCCGCTGATACCTTGGCAGCACCTAGTACCTCAGTATAGCCTTTGGTCGAAGCAGTCTTCAACGTGCTGACTGCACCTGAAACATCACCTTGTGCAACTTT